TCTTCGTCGTGATAAGGACGCTCCTCAGTCTCTGGCATAGACTTGCCAAAGGTGATGATGTAAGCGTCTTCCGTCTCCTCGACGTTCTGAATATGCCGTTTTTCAATAGTATCCATATCTTTTTCCTCATCCTTTGTTGACAGAGGGTGACCTGATGGTAGCAAATCTGTATCGTGTTTGCCACCCTGAAATCTTCCAGTGCGCAAAACAAACAAAAATGAATTTACGCGAGCCATTGCCCACTGCTGTGGCGATGAGACATTTGGCCTTGAAATTCCAGCCCCAGCCGCCGCGCCCATACCTCGGTCATAAACAGTCCCAAGAGTTCCTGCTGTGGTTCGCTTGCTTGCAACGTCATTGACTTCTTCGTTATGCTCATCAGCCTTTTTACGCAACGACTTCTGTGTTTCGTCTGGCAAATCACTTAACGCACGGTCTTCATCTTTTTTGCCTTCAAGTTTTTTTATCAACTCAAGCATCGCGTCTTTCATGCGCTGTTCGCCAAGTGTGCCAATCACACCCCACTTCATCTGAGCAACTACGCCGCCGATATTAGACTTGTTTGGCTGTAAATCGGCATCCTTAAACTGTGCGCCATCTTCAAAATGTCGAGCCGCCCAAGCCTCGCGCTCTTTTATCCAGTCAATAGTGCCTTGTGTATCCTCACCATCTCTCGCTTTAGTCCAAAAGTTAAAAGCCTCGTTGCCTCTGATGTTACCGCCTGTGCGCCAGACCGCTTTATTATTCTCCTTAACGCCTTTAGCAAAGTCATAATCGAACTGCGGATAATTACTATTCCGCAAGCTGATTTTTTTATCTTCACCTTTTACTGGAAAATCAGTCGCCATCTTCAAATCCATCTACATCAGGCTCGGCAGGGAACTTAGCACCAAACGGCTCAAAAGCCATCTTCAATCCATAGCGTTCTGCCATCTCTTTGTCGGATTGTATTTGCGAAAATACATCCTCAACATCACGACCATAATTAGCCGCGACATCTGAGAGGCTGACCATGCCATTTGATACTGCTTGAATGTTTGCGTTTATCTCGCGCTGTGGGTCAACCCATGCAAAGCCACGACCACGGAACACAACATTATCAGCGAACTTATCATACTTATCAATCGGCAACGGAACATCGCCAGCAGTCATCGTGTTTTCAAGCCATGCCTGAAACACTGGCTCGCAAAAATGCTGAATCAAAAACGACTGAAGCATTTTGTAGTGGTCACGCTCCTCAATCGTGCCTTGTCTAATTGATGAATAGCTAACGCCAGTCAAATCGTTTGAAAGGCTTGTATAGCTAACATTCAATCCAGATGCGATGCCTCGCAAGATTGCTGTTTGAAAACCTTCAAAAGTTGTGGTCGGATGATTCGGGTCAATAAGTTTTAAATCTTGACCTTGTGGTAACTGAAATATAGACGCTGGCTCAAAATCAACAACAGGCACATCTTGTTCAGTTTCATCATCGCCAACAAAGTCCTCACCGCTTGGAGAAGTCAACACAGCAAACTTAGAGGCGGCGGCTCTAGCCGCAACAAGACTAGCCTCGGCAAAGCCATCAAGCATTTTTAACCCTGTTATGGCTGGCGACATAAACGGCTCGCCACGTGTTTGGTGTGTCCTTGTCGGCATAAACAAATGGATAACCTCTTCAGCCGGAACTCGAACATGCTCTCTCGCTCTCGGCGTTGTGAAGAAGCTATCATTAGGATGGCTAGTTAAAACATAATAAGCCACTGGTCTGTGAAAATCATCTAACTCAACGCCCATACGGATTTCATTATTGTTTTTTTCATTGCGACCATTCTTCTGGTCATCAATCAAATCAGCCTCAATAAACTGCAACGTAAAATTATTTTTAAACCGTCGGTTTCTTATTTTTTTTATAAAGACTTCACCATCTCGCGCCAAAGTTTCGGCGGCGATACGCTGACAATCCAGCCAGCTTAATCTGCCAGTTACATCTGCATTACCGACTTTGCCCCACGCTGTAAATGCGTTTTCAATGATTGCGTTTCCAGAGGCATCAAGGCTTCTATCCTCATTCCGTGCGCGCACCTGCGTATTAAAACCTTTTTCACCAACCACGTTTGTTTTGATTAGGTTTAAAAATCTTTTTGCATATTCATTATTTCTTGCAAGGTCGCGGCTTCTGTTTCTTAAAACAGGCAAAGCGTTTTTTAATTCGCTATCCGATGAAAAACTGCTTGCTACAAAATCGCCATAGAGCCTGCCAGAGTTTGCGCCAGCATAGTTGCGATACAGATTTTTATACTTTACCTGTTTTGGCTTTTCTGAACGAGCGAGAAAATCTAAAATGCCCATGATTAAAACCTTCCAAGAATTGTTGATTTAGTTTTGCGACCATGAGTGATTTTTTCTTTTTTTTTTAATTCATTTACCTCACGCCGATAGTAATCACGCCACTGCAATAATTCATCGATGCCCAGTTTTGTTAATGAACGTCCAGCGATTGAGTAACTTGAAACATCAGTATCGGCTTTGCCTTCCAAAATAGATTGTATTTTTCCAAGCATAATTTCAGCGTGATGGCGGGGGTCAACATTGTTATCATAATCTGTTGAAACTTTGATTTGACCACGGTCAACAACGATGCGCTCGTTGTCGCTGTTTCTTTCAATCTCTATCTGATAGTGATAATCACCGACTGTATAATTTGCGCTAGTCGCAGACGCAACAGAAAACAAATAATCATCATCTGATGCGCTTGCTGTTATTGTTATCTCTGTGTTACCGCCAGTTGATATTCTAGCAACCAGCCGCATCGTGAATAATGAGTTTGAATAATCTTGTGAGAAGTCGGTAATCTTAAACTGAATAAAATCACCGATAAAGACTTCTTCAGGAACACCGACTGGTGCATTTGCGGCATCAAATAAATTAGGCACGACAAGCACCTCCAGTAAAAAAACTTTGCTTTCTGTCTCGCGCTTTCACTCGTTTGGAATGTCTGCCTTTACGTCTTACCTTGAGTTTATCACGAACCGTATAGACTTTAAACTTCTGCGCCACTATCGCCAACCCTGCACAAAATTGCCAGATTTCCGAGGCGTTTGCCGCCTTTTCGGTCTAGCTTTTTCAATATCGACATCCTTTACGCCTGATTTACCAGACTTCTGTGCAAGCATATTAACTGATATTCCTAATATATTCAATGCCGCGAGAGCATATACTCTACAGTCAAGTGCCTCATTACGAGGTCGCACCTTTATCCACTCTCTGCGATGGAAGCCTTTGTGGTATTTCTTAACTACTTTTTCAGCCGTTAGCTGTTTAAAATATTCATCTGTGTAATGTTGCGGAAAGTGACAGTACCCTGCGCCCTGCTCTTTAATTTTAAGCCGCGAATAAACAATCTCTTTCGCAGTATCAACGCCGATGCTCCACAACTTACATTTTAAATTATTATTGGTCGATGGTCTGCCGTTCAGAAGTGGCTTGCCTTCTCCACCAATACCCTTGATGGCAAAGATACGTTTACCTAGTCGAGGCTTGCAAAATCTATACACGCTCTGAGTATGGTGACCGCCACTATCAACGCAAGAGCCTTTAATAGTTAGCTCAACACCATCCTCTCTTTCCCAAATCAGAGAAAGATATGCGTCAAGTTCAGCCCATACCCCAGCAGAATTAGGGTCACCGTAAAGCGTTCTATAGTCAACTGACCAGCTTTCTTCATCAACACCAAAACCAACAACCTCAACCTCTAAGCGGTCAGATTGCACATCACAGCCAGCCGTTAAAACGACAACTCCTTCAGGCACTTTTTCGCCGTAATCTTCACGATGGGAAGCAATATCAAAATCATCGACACGCTCACCTTCATCAGTCCACGTTTCACCTAAAAATGCGTTTACAAATACGCGTAATGTCTCAGGAAGTTTTTTGGCTTCGAGAAATTCCCTAACAGCATTTTCAAGACTTGTCCACGGGGAATATAAGCCGGATAGTCGAAAACCCGCCTTCCCGACTACGTCTGGCGCGGTGGCTCGCCAGTGTCCCCTGCGTATTGCCCTATACCGAGCCGCATCATCCCATACTGCACCGCAATGTTCACAGGTATAACAAGCTGTTTCCGGCTTATCTTGTTCCCAGTGAACATTCTTCCACTTTAAGATTTGGTCTTCGCCACACTCAAAGCAAGGGACATGATATTCGCGTTTGTCGGTTTCTTCAAATGCTGATGCAATTCTTGATGAACCTTCATTAGTTGGGGTGCTTACCATAACTGTTTTTTTATTCCAAAATGTCATGGCACGTTTTTTTGCCAATGCAATACTATCACCCTCGCTTGTCACTGTGTATCTGTCCACCTCATCAAATAGTAAAACTCTGATTGGACGCGATGCCAACGATGCGGCTGAGTTAGAGCCGACCAGTGTTATGTGACCGCCCTCAAATGTTTTATGGTAGGTCGTATTATTTGAATCACGACTGCGTGGGTCTTTTACCTTATCAGTCAAGACAGGCGTATCGCGCAACATAGGTGACAGCCTATCTTTACTGAATGTTGCCGCCATATCTAGCGTGGGCTGAATGCACATTATAGGCGATGCATCCTGCGATATATAATATCCGATGGTGTTTAATATTATTTCAGTCTTGCCAACCTGTGCGGACGACATAACCACAACCTCGTCAATCTTTTCATCAGTTATGGCATCCATAATGCCGCGCTGATACTCCGCACGTTCTGTTGACCATGTGCCAGCCTCGGCTGATGCTTCACGGCTTAAGACGCGATACTGGTCAGCCCATTCACTTATTTTTAGTTCGGGCGGCGGTGCTAGAGCCTTCATCGTTTGCGCCGTTATCTGGCTCAACGATGGAGGAACGGATAGGGTTAGCCGTTTTGATTTC